ATCTCAGTATTGAGAGCGGCTAGAACAAGAGTCACTTCTATTCAAGGTAGAGGTGAAGCAGGTTCTGTTTTAACTTTGCATGATTCAGCTACTACAAGTGGAGCTGGAGCTGGTAACTTGATGGCGACATACAAATACGACACTGAAGGATTATCGGTGTACGTTCCAGGTTCTGGAATCTTGTTTAAAGATGGAATTTGTGCAACATTAACACAAACAACAGGATCTGACGGAAGCGTTACACTAACTATCACAGGAGCGTAACATGGCGAACACTACTTCGGGTTCTTATGTTTTTGATAAGAACTTTCAGATAGATGAAATAATCGAAGAAGCCTATGAGAGAATAGGTATGCAAGGAGTTGCTGGCTATCAATTAAGAACGGCCAGAAGATCTTTAAATATCATGTTTCAAGAGTGGGGCAATCGAGGATTGCACTATTGGGAAGTAGCAAATAATTCAATAACTTTAGTAGATGGCCAATCTGAATATATCATGTACCGATCAACTGGTGATGGTACTTCAGACGCCACTGCTGTTTATGGTGTTGATGATGTCTTAGAAGCTGTTTACAGAAACTCTTCTAACGTAGATTCACCATTAACAAAAATAAGCAGATCTCAATATTCTGCATTTTCAAATAAAACAGACAAAGGAACTCCAACTCAATATTGGGTTCAAAGATTTATAGATAGAACAACAATAACATTGTATCTAACGCCGGGTGCGTCTCAAGCAGGAAATACAATTAATTATTACTACGTAAGAAGGATCCAAGATGTTGGAGATGCTTACACAAATGCTACAGATGTACCATATAGATTTGTTCCTTGCATGGCTTCTGGTCTAGCATATTATTTAGCTATTAAATATGCACCACAAAGAGTTCAAGAATTAAAATTATTATACGAAGATGAATTACAGAGAGCACTTTCAGAAGACGGTTCTCCAGTAAGCACGTACATTAGTCCTAAAGTATATTATCCGGAGATTGGTTAATGGGTAATTTTGCTTCAGGTAAACATGCATTTATGATCTCAGATAGATCTGGGATGAGATTTCCATATACAGAAATGGTTCAAGAATGGAATGGAGCATGGGTCCATATTTCAGAGTATGAAAAAAAACAACCTCAACTTCAACCAAGACCAACAACGGCAGATCCACAAGCTTTGCAACATGCAAGACCAGCAAGAGAAGCGTTACCAACTCCTTCTGCATTAAGAACAGATCCTTTTACAACAACAGCTGCATCAACTGTAGTTAACGTTCAAACATCAGATGATATAATTCTTGATGATACAAATCCGTTTCAAACAAATGATGCTATAAGGTTTTATGAGGTTAAGTCTCCAGTTGGAGGTGTATCTGTAAACAGATTTCAAATGGAAACTACTTTAAACGGAAATATTTCTGCGTCTGCTACTACCATAACTTTGACAGATGCAACTAATTTTCCAACTAGTGGTTTTATTGTAATAGAAAAAACTGACGAAGATTCTAGCTCTGCAACATTTGGAGAGTATCAAGATGAAACAATTGAGTATACAGGTAAGTCAGGAAACGATTTAACCGGTTGCACACGAGGTACATCGTCACCAACATATGGAAAAACTTACAAAAAAACTGTTGCAACTACGCATGATTCAGGTGCAAAAGTTTTTGGATCGTATAAGATAACAAGACAAGTAAAAAGCGCAACTAACGATGCCGGCTCATCACAAAACTACAGTAATAGTTTTACTTTTGATTTAGCTGCAACTGCATCGAGTGCGGAAACTGGAGGAGGATTTTTTGTGTTTGCAGGACCTGTAAACCAAAGAGCATAATATGTCAGGAATAAGTTACACTACGTTGGTCACACAGATTAGAAACTACACAGAAGTAGATGACACTGTTTTAACAACAGATATTTTAGAAAATATAATTTTAAATGCACAACAAAGAATATTTTTAGATATTCCAATGGACTCTGATAGATTTGCATCACAGGGTACATTTGTTGCAGATGATAATACTATTAATGTCCCTGCAGGAGCATTTTTTGTAAGAGGAATAGAAGTGTTTGAATCTACAGCTAATACAAATGGCGTTGGTCAATGGTTAGAGAAAAAAGATCAGACATACATTTCAGAATATGTAGGAAAACTGACAGGACCAGAGGGATCTCAAACAGGTCAAGACGTTACTGGTTTGCCTAAATATTACGCTATGTTTGGTGGAGCTACAGGGTTAAGTTCAACTACTTCTGGAGGTATTTATGTGGCACCCACACCAGATGCTAATTACTTATTTAATATATATTATAACAAAATGCCTAATACTTTAGAGTCTGGTAATCAAACTAATTATGTCAGCCTAAATTTCCCTCAAGGGCTTCTATATGCTTGTTTAGTAGAGGCTTATGGATTTTTAAAAGGTCCAATGGATATGTTGACATTATATGAAAATAAATATAAACAAGAGGTACAGAAGTTTGCAGGAGTGCAACTTGGAAGACGAAGAAGAGACGACTACACTGACGGAACAGTTAGAATACAAGTCAAATCTCCGTCTCCGTAATAAGGAGAAAAATTATGGCAATATCATCAGCAATTTGTTCAAGCTTCAAACAAGAGCTTTTACAAGGTAAACACAGTTTAGATACTTCTGGAAACGGAGGAGATACTTTCAAACTTGCAATGTACACTAGTTCTGCATCTTTGGGAGCTGCTACAACGGCTTACTCAACATCACAAGAAATTTCAGGTACTGGATACAGTGCAGGAGGAGCCACTCTAACTAACACAGGAGTTGGTTTAACTTCTACTACTGCGTTCACGGATTTTTCTGACATAAGTTTTACTAGTGCTTCATTCACAGCTAACGGTTGTTTAATTTACAACACGACTACAGCTGGAGGATCTGGTACTACAAATGCGGTATGTGTGATAGCTTTCGGAGGAGACAAAACAGTTTCTTCAGGAACTTTTACAATTCAGTTTCCAACTAACGATTCTAGCTCAGCTATCATAAGACTGACGTAAGGAGGTAAATCCTTATGGCAACTTACAACATTACGGTTGCAAGTGGCAATCTCTATGGTGGTGGTGGAACCGGAGCTGTCTATTACATTGATGGTGTAAGAAATTCTTCTGGTCCCGGTACTTTTAATTGGAATGCAGATACTGTTTTAAGATTTGATCAAAGCGACTCATCAAACAATAATCACCCATTAATTTTTTCTACGAGCACAAGCACCGGTGGAATTATTTCATCAGGTGTATCTTATTATTTAGATGGAGCCAGTAGCCAAGCTAATTATGTAAATACAACTACCTTTAACGCTGCCACTGTAAGATATATTGAAATTGATTTATCCTCTATAACATCTAATTTTTATTACCTATGTTACGTTCATGGAAGTGGCATGGGTGGAATGATGTTAAAAAATTCTGACCAAACATATACGGTAACCGTTGCATCTGGAACTTTGTATATTTCAGGAGGGACTGGTAGTGTATACTATCTTGATGGCGCACGTAACATGGATGTTAAGTGGGTTGAAGGAGGAACTCTTCGTTTTAATCAAAACGATGCATCAAATAATAATCACCCCTTATTATTTACTACCAGCACCGGCGATCCTGGCAATAATATTATTTCAGCTGGAGTTACTTATTATTTAGATGGTATAAGTGATCAATCTACATATACCAATACAACAAATTTTAATGCAGCTACAGAAAGATATGTAGAAATAGCACCTGCATCTTCTACAGACTTTCATTTTTATTGTTATGTTCATGGTATTGGAATGGGTGGAGCAATTGATCTTACTCAAAATACATGGGCAGCTGGACCATGGGGTGAGAATCAATATGGATCTCAAAATCATGTAGATGTTTTACCAAGCAGCTTAACTATTGCTTCAGCTTTATCAGATCTTTCTGCTTTTTCTGAAAACGGTTGGGGTAGAGATGCTTGGGGTGAAGAACCATGGGGAGATAGTTTTGACCCTATTGTTGCTCTTCCAACATTAACAAACATGTCGGCTGTCTTAGGTACTTTACCTTATGCTCAGTCAGAAGATGGTTGGGGAAGAGATACTTGGGGATCTAACCAATGGGGAACTGATACATCTGGTGCGATATTAACTGGTCTTGAAATGAGTATGACTCAAGGTCCAGAAGGATGGGGCGAGTCTGCATGGGGAGATAATCAATGGGGTGGTGAATTAGTTGTATCACCTGAAAGTGTTATTGGAGTTTCTGGTCAATCAATTACGTCGGCACAAGGAAGCACTACACAAGAATTTGACATGATCTTTGGAGTCACTGGAGTTTCTTCAGGAGTTGCATTAGGAACTTTAAGTATAAATGATGGTGCAGATCATCAACAAGGTTTAGGTAGTGTAACAATAGGATCAGCTGTAGGTTCTCTTGGCAATCAACAAACTTATGAAATTAGCGGAAACTCAATGGGATCTGCTATTGGCAGTCCACAAGTTGATGACACTTTAATTGTAAATCCTAGTGGGGTTACTATTGGATCCGCGGTTGGATCTACAACAGTAGATCAAATGAGGGTAGGATTAACCGGTGTTACAGCGGGTTCTGCTGTTGGATCTACTACTGTTGATGATATTACAGTAGGCTTGACAGGAATCGATTTAACTAGTAATTTAGGAACTGTAGGGTTTGGTGCGTTGGCGTATAAAGACATTGACATAACAGCTACGACATCGTATACAGACATAACGCATGCAGCGTAAATAGGAGTTTTTTATGGCATCAACATATACACCTCTCGGTATAGAGAAAATGGCAACCGGTGAAAATGCCGGTACATGGGGAACAAAAACAAATACCAATTTAGAAATTATCGAGCAACTTGCCGGTGGATACGCATCACAAGCAGTCAGTGGAACAGGAGATACAGCTTTAGCTGTTTCTGATGGAGCTACTGGAGCAACAATGGCTCACAGAGTTATTGAATTAACTGGAACTATTACAGGAAACATTACTGTATCAATTCCTTTAGATGCACAACAATTATATCTTATTAAAAACTCAACTTCAGGAGCCTACACAGTAGAATTTCAATACACAAGCGGTTCAGGTACTAGTGTTACTTGGGCTACTACAGATAAAGGAACAAAATTACTTTATGCAAAAGCAGATGATGGAACTAACCCTAACATTGTAGATGTTGGTTTTTCTCAAATCACTGGAACTGAAACACTAACAAACAAAACTTTAGAGTCACCAAAAATCGATACTGGTTTATTTGATACAAACGGAAACGAGTCTATCAAATTTACTGCTACAGGTTCAGCGATTAATGAAATCACTGTAACAAATGCAGCAGCTTCAGGAGATCCTGCAATATCTGCAACAGGTGGTGACACAAACATAGATTTAAATTTAGTTGCAAAAGGAACTGGAGTTGTTCAATCAAACGGATCAGCACTAGCTGTTACAGGTAAACAAACTATTTGGGTTCCTGCTACAGCAATGTATGCAACGACTACAAACGGATGTGCGGACATCGATCAAACAGAATTAACAGCTGGTCAGCCAGAACTTAAAACATTAGATTTCGATCCTTCTTCTGATGAGAATGCACAATTTACTATTGCATTCCCTAAAGCGTGGGATCCATCACAACTTATAATGTATCAAGTTTTCTGGACAGCTAACTCAACAAATACAGGTAACTGTATTTGGAATTTAAAAGGCGTGGCAATAGCAGATAATGATGCGATTGATACAGCGTTTGGAACTGCGGTAGCGATAACTGATGCTCATAGCGGAACAGCTAATGACCTAAATGTTACTGCTCAAAGTGGTTCAGTAACTATAGCTGGATCACCGGCAGCTGATGAAGATGTGTTTTTTAACATTTCAAGAGACGCAAACGACGGTTCTGATACGTTTACAGGTGACGCTAAACTACTAGGGATCAAAATATTCTTTGCTACTAATCTGCCTAACGACGCATAATAGGAGGACGTAGTGTCAAACTTTGGATATAGAGTATTAGGTTTCGGAGCCGGAGGAAGAACCATAACCCCATACGTTAACGCGACTGGCGGTAATACTACAATCACAGACGG